TCCCACCACTTCACTTCCGCACGTCTGCGACCATCTTCAGCCAGGTCCGCAGCTCTTTCGGCGGCCGCAAGACTGGCCTCCAGGGCAGTCACTCTCTCAGAAAGGGACCGGACGGTAATGTCCAGGATTGAGATCTGCTCCTGGTCGCGCGCATTCTTGCGCTGCGTCACGTTCGAGAATATTGTGCCAGTGAGCGCGGACAGGGCGACCAGAGTAGCGTCAGAGAGAACATCGTTCAGGAAAGGGGCCACCACGTTAATGTCCTCTTTATCGTGATTGTTTTATCAGGGTTGCCAGAAGGAATTATATAACATTCCCCGCCTAGCAACGGTAACGCTAGGCGGGGAATGTTATGTTTTAGTTACTTCCTATGGAACCCAGGATGGTAGCCGACAGTCCGCATGAATCGGACGGTGCGCACACTGGCCCAAAGAACGATCGCACCAACGCACCACAAAGAATCACGAGTCATGTTCATGATGCCATTGGTGTAATCTTCGTACACCATGAGCACGGTGTTTGCCGTCACCATGACGGCCGCAAAAATAGTAGCAACATAAAGCGACTTAGTCACTCTAATTTTCACTTTCATTGGATAGATTGTATACTATCGCCCTCACGTCAATTCCTAGAGCTGCTGAGAGAGGAATGCAGGAAAACATGAGGGCGATAGTATTCTCTTGTTGCACCGTCGGAACGCGTAGGAAAATATTTGTGTATTAACCAATAAGCGGTACGTAGGGAAGTATAGCACACATAAAACACGATCCCCGGGAATAGTCAATCACTGACTGTTCCCGGGGATCGCAATCACCCCTACGGCACCGGGAGTTACGAGGGGGGAAGAGAGCGAAGCCCCTCGCATGTTGCCTCCATCATGGCACGATACTCAGCATAATACTAGCCGAATATGCCACGATAGAACACCAACATGTCGCGTCAGGAATTCTGCTCCGGAGCAGGAGCAGGAGACTCCGGAGTCGGAGACTCTGCGACACCATCATGCGCCTGCAAAGACGACGGCGTCGACACAGCCTTACGAATCTCATTCACGGCACCATAAATCGCGCCCGCCTCACGAACATTCTCCTGACCCGGAGTCACAGAATGCAAAATCTGATCCACGGACGCGTGAATAGACTTAACCTCCTCATAGGTGGCCTTAGCGTACCAATTCATGTCACCCGCGAAATGATCCCCCGCCTTTCCACTACGAAAAAGATCGCGAATCTCCCTGAGCAGATCAACGCCCTCGCTCATATCCCAAAATTCCTCTCCGGCACCCCCGGACGGGCGCCCATAATCATACCAAGACTTGCAACGATTACTGAAAAGAATCCCATAAGACTCGTATGCGTCATACGGGTTTCCTGAATTATACCGCGACCCAACGCGCTTCAAGGCCTCATAAGAATCGCCTTCCGCGTTGATAAGGTCACGAAGAATGCGGCAGCCGACCTCGGCCGACTTCTCCGGCATCCACCATTCACGATCCGGGTCATCAAAGAAATAACCCGGATACGTAATCTGCAACGGGCCAACGCCATTCGAGTTTTCACCATCTCGAATCGCCGCCAAGAATTCACGGAAATTCTCCTCAGTTACTTCCTCACCGTGCGGGCCGGCGCCCCCGGCGTCATGCCCGTAAATGTTTGCGCCGCGCTCGCCGGTCTCCATCCACAGGCAGGCAAGGGCGGCCCACCACGGGCAATTCTCCGCATCGGCGGCCCTGAGAACAGCCTCCTGAATTGAAGAAAGGCGGTATGAGCCGGCCGACTCGTGCCCGTTATCGGCATCGGTCCGCTTTCCGAAACGGATGCACGTGGACCACGAGGCCGCAACGGTCATCGGGTGACTACTGTACCGGACTGCGTGTGTTTCGTAGCCGGTCTGGTCCCCCATCTGCCCTTCCGAAATTTCACCATTCTCGTTAATCCACGCCTCAGCGAGAAGTGGGTCGCCCGCGTTGAATGAACCATCATCTTCGCGCACGCACATTGCAACATGTCCACTGTCTCCGGTAGTTTTCAAGACCATGTCACCGACATGGAATCCTCCCGACGGCGTGGACCCGTACCATGTGTCCCCAATATCCATAAAGCCACGATTCGCAGCCAGGGAATTCAAGTTTCTGGTCGCTGTTTCGCTGGTCCGTGGGAACATGATCGGGTCATCCCAGCCGGTTCCCCACACATTGTGGAATGCAATATTGTAGGCGCCCGCTACGCCGCTACTGCAATCCATGTCGCCGGGGCCCGTTTTCCAGCCGGCATCATTGGAATTCCAGTAGCAGGTCCACCGGTTGTCCTGGGCGTATCCGGTGCCCCCGTAGTCGCCTGTGGTGCACCAATATTTCATTTCCGACGCAGCATATTCTGTGACGGAATCTGCCAATTTTGCACCGCCTTTCGTAAAGGTTTTCGGTGGCTTTAATTTTATCATGAGTAGTTGAAGGCGCCCTTAGCGTACATAGGTACGTGCGCGCGCGTATACCACACACGTCCAGCGTCTGTCAATACCTCACACAACATTGATATTGTAGGGTAGGTCACCGTCGCGTAGGGTTGACCCATGACGCACAGGAGAGCATGATTAAGTCATCGGCAGGGAGGACAAGCCACCCAGCCAGAGATAGAGAGGACAAGACAATGACCACCACCGAGAACATCACCACCGACACCGACATCGCCTACGCCGTCGGCACCGCCGCCAACGCCTGGGCCGACACGGACTACTGGGTGGACGAGACCGGCGAGACCATCGGCCTCAAGCGAAGCACCACCGATGGTGGGCGGACGCTCGGGCTCCACGTGTGCGAGGACGTCGTCTCCTGGGGACTCTGGCAGTACGATGCCGACGGATTCACCATCGTCCACGAGGGACTCTCTGCCCTGACCAACGAGACCATCGCCTACCTGGCCGATTGGTGGCTGGAGCACTGACACACACATAACGGTGGTGGCCCGTCATGGGCGACGGGCCACCACCCTCCACCATCACACACATATTTTGAGAAGAGGATCATCATGGCACGCCGTCGCACCGGATACGGATCATGCAAAACTACGGGAGGCGCCGTATTCACCAATTTGAAGGGCACCAAAATTCACTTCCCTGCAAAAGGATACGAGAAAGGCGAGAACGAATTCCGGGGCATCCCTGTTGAGCGAGTGACCGCCGTCGCAATTCTCACTGGCGCCGACCTCGTACAGGCCATCCCTGTTCAGCGACCCGCACTCATCGGGAACGTCCGCAATGTTTTCATCCCCGAATGCGCCCACGATTCCTTCCTCGTAGTCTGTACCGAAGGTAACGTCTACCGAGTTTTCGATATCAGCGAGGAGGAATTCGGGAACGCCCATAATCTGATCAATGATCTGCGCGGGCTTCTCGGTGACGGAATCGAGTGGGTCAAATCATGAAATACCCAGCAATCCGACGTATGGACGGACGCGAGGACGAGGTCCGTCGCAAGACAATCGAGTTTCGGGAGCACAAGAGGAATCGAGCGAAGAGAATCAAGAGCACACGCCACGCTAAACGCGCAAACTTCAATTACAGTGACGGTTGGACTAACCGTCTCATGGCAGAACTGAACGGAAAGTGAGGAAACTATTATGTCTACTTTTTTGAGCGCCCCGTCGGCGCCGACTCCTGCACCGCCCCCGCCCGCGGCTAGCGCACCCACAGCGCCGCCTCCTCCGCCTCGCCCCGCCCCGGCGCCCCCCGCATTGTCTGTGCCGCTCAGTGTGATGGCGCCCCCGCGCCCCACGAATCGCTTCGTGGCATGGCTTCGCAAGCCGCGGTCCACGGGGGAAGGCATGGCAATGGGTGCAGTCACCCTCATTGTTGGTGTTATCGGACTGTCTCTGGCGTGGCGTGCTTTTTGGTGGCTTCAGGTGTTCTTCGCTTATTTCGCCACGGTCGGCACTCTCGGCAACTGAGAATAGCGTGAACAGCTGTGGACACGGTGTTTTTAAAAACGGTTTGGCTGCACTTGCCGGACGGTAGTAAAGAGAGAATCATAGCACAAACCGGCGATGACAAGGGGATTGGTTTTGATTCTATTCAGGATGGTATAGAGCGGAGACACTATTTCAAATACGTCGAGTATTCAATTACCCAGACAGAGAGAGGAGATTATGTAGTGTCACCTATAGATGATGAGTGCGAGAAGATTTACTACCCGAATGGCGAGTATGAGTATGTTTCGAAGATGGTGCCGCATGATGGGTTCTGGGAGGTACACATCCACAATTGTGCTAATAAAAAGCGAGTAGCGTGCTGGAGTCGTCGTCGCGTCTCTTTGGAGCATAAGCATGACGGTTGGTATTGGCGGCCAATCGGCCCTTATGAGGCTTATTCCGACTATGAGGTGAAATTCGCGGGCAAACAAATTAGTATCCATGTCTCCGATGATTATGAAGCGCCCATCAGGCAGGCGGGCAGGTATTTCACTGGCGAATGGTGCATTTTGTATGAGAACGAAGACGGAGAAGAAGGATTCTTGTCTTTCGACGAGCGTCTCTATGAGTTGACCCTCAACGATAACGTTCTCCACATCGCGAGGAAGGATGATGACTATTTCGAGAATAATGTACGCGAGAACGAGGTAACTAACCCATCACACTATGCGTCCCTCGATCCTGAGCCCATTACTTTCATTCGCAATAAAGACTATCTGACCGGTAGTGCCCTGAAGTATATTTTCAGGGCTGGTCACAAGGATAGTGCTGACGAGAATGTTGACATGGGGAAAGCGGCATGGTATCTTCGTGAACTCGTCAACGAGCAAGGAAGCCAGTCAGTGATCGCAATTCTGCGAAACGTCTACTGGGACACTATCGACAGGGAGCTCACCCCTGAGGATCGCGCCAGGGAGGTTCGAGACAGGCTCACAGATTTCGTGTCCGCCATTGCGCACGATCACCTCAGCAACTATATTCCGGAAGCGTGAGTATCGTGACAAATATTATTGATATTACTTTCGTTGATTTGGTGAAATTCGGGGAGCGGTGGGTGGCGACTGCGTTCATGCATGCCACCGACTGTGAATTCACTATCAAAAGTAATTCTACCGATCCGTCCACCACGATTCGCGAACTTATGCGTACCGTGCGACATGTGCAGGAAGTAACACTTGCTTTGCATTCGTGGCAGGAAGGGAGAGTTGCTTTCACTAGATGCACATATTGGCGCGAGAAAGGCAGATATGTGCTCACTTATGACGACTCATCGGACGATAATGCGTACGTCTGCGCGATCGTACTGTCGGAGCGCAATGAGGACACAGTAGAAATCTTCCCGGGAGAGAAACCTGCCCTTGCCCTCGAAGCCGAAGCAATTCTACGCAATAAAGGTTACACTGTCCATGTGGTCAAGGAAGATGAAGACGGAGGGCTGCCACAATGGCTACATTGAGTGATTTCACTCTCCGACGCAGAATCGATTGGGGTGAACTCATCTCCGACTGGCGTAAACCATTGTCTATTCAGCCAGCGTCAGTAGAGGTACGACTAGACGAGAACATTATCGCCTACCGTCATGGCGACGAAAACATCACCATCGGCGAGAATGGTTATGAGCTGTTGCCGGGTGAGTTTATTCTCGCGTCCACGCAGGAAAAAGTCAGCGTGCCTGCCGACCTGGTAGCCAGGGTGGAAGGTAAGTCGTCGTGGGCGCGCCGAGGAATTCTCGTCCACGTGTCTGCGGGATACATTGATCCGGGATTCGTGGGAAATGTGACCTTGGAGATCGCTAACTTGCATTCTGCTAAATCCGCCATTCTGCATCCGGGGGATAGGATTGCACAGATTGCTTTCGAGGACCTGGACAGGCCAGCCAGTGCACCGTACGGCACCAATGGTTTGGGTTCGCATTATCAGGGGCAGATCGGTGTCACACCATCGGCCATGGAGGTAGAATAATGAGCAAGAATGATCGGCGGGAAATCGTGCTGGCTATTGCTGGGGAATTGCAAGACACGCTCCCGTCGCCTCGTATTTCCGACAACGCCAGAGTCACTACCATTGACTTTCCACTGGGGAAGATAGAGGTCACCGATGATGGCGTTGTGGTGACGACGAAGCGCGGCGTCTCAGCAGGATGGACTCACGAGGAATCTTGCAGTGCGAAGCATTCTGCGATGCGCTGTAACCTACTTTTGCGGAGCGTCTCATGACAGCAAATAACCCAATGATGAAGATCGAGCACGAGATCAGCCTCGTACAGTTGTGGCTTCCGAAGCCCGATGCGTGCGATATTGACGAAGCACACATGGTCGCCCGTCTGAAGTGGCACAACCAATATAAGGGCGGTGGGATTGACGTCACTGTAGAAAACGGCGACGGCGGCGCTGTCAGTAAATGGGTTATCTTGGGCTGGCCATCGAGCGTTGTAGGCGTTTACCATGAAACAAGCGGCGAGAACACGTCCGATCTCGCACGCCGTCTAGCACGACGATGGGACAGCGTAGAACATGACGCAATCGCTGTTCGTCAATTCCGAGAGATCAATAGCACGATTCATTCGATCCTGAACTCGCCGTCAATCAACGTTCAAGACGATGCGCGCTCTGATCTCATGGGCGTCCTGGACGATATTGCTCGCGAGCACGGAGGAGACTACCAACGCTTGGGACTATAGTCTCTCGCGCCGGGCACGAAAACATTCCCCCTCACCACGATTTCTGCGGTGAGGGGGAATGTTTCACGTGAAACACTCAGGCGCCAGGCTGCGGGGGCGGGGCCGCCTTCGCCTCCAACGCGGCAACACGCTCAGCCAGGTCGAGGTAGCCGCCATGCCAGGCGATCACACGCTCCATGATCCAATCAGACGGAGGATTCTGGTAGGGGTTCTTCTCGGGCACCCACTGGCCGCCCTCACCCTGCACCAGCTCGCCGTCGGTCACATACAAATGTGACACGCCGAACGACGCGGCCCGGTCGATTACCTGTCGGAAATTCTCTTTCGTAACCCCATGGATGACGTGCCACCACTTGGTGGAAGGCTGCGCCCGCATCACATCATTCGCAATCGGATTATTAGGGTCATCCGTCAAATACTTGGCGGCAGTATTCTCAAAACTCATACACACGTCGAAATCAAGCGCGCACACAGCCTCAGTAATATTACTGCCAGGGTTAATGGCGATTGTGAAATTCCTACCGTACGTGCGTCGAATTTCACCGATAAGGTCACCGTACCAGCCGACACGACCGGACTGTGCGCCCCATCCGTTGATTACCTCGTCCAAGAATACCCCCTGGAAAAGATCCCCGTACTGGGAACGCAGGTTAGCGCACAGCTGCATAATGTATTCGCGCGTAAACTTGTCCGGGTCCGGCACACCATTCCTAGCGGCATCGTCTTTGGCGAGCGACGCGACACCGTAGCGGGTAGGAATATACCAAAGAATCCTCTTCGCCCCGGCCGCGCTGGCGCGCTGCGCCTGAGTAAGAAAGTCGTTATCCTTAGCGGACCAATCGCCCGTGGAACGATTCATGATCACATAGCCGAGAGCATTCCCATAAGCCAGCGTCTTGGACCACTTCGAAACCTTTCCGGCCTGGCCCTCATTGTAGAAATCGGGCCAGAAATACGTGACCGGGGAATAGTAATGTCCGCCGACCGTGAAAGGCGAGATTGAGGAGAATAGCGGGGCGACCAGCTTGTCGACGCCGGCTTTAGTGTATCCAGTAACATTTGCCATTATGTTTTCTCACTCTCCGTAAGTCCAGGTAAGACCATCGTCGCTGACGGTGATCTTGCCTGCATTGCCCTGGCCACCTCCGCCGGGATTGCCGGGATCGGGGGGAGTGCCGCCACTCCATGCCGACAGGGAGGTCACCTGGACGTCGCCGGAGGCCGGCAGCTCCGCGCCTCGGACTTCGCGCGCCCAAACGCCAGCGACATTCAAAACGATCGCCCATCGTCCGCCGTGGCTGGCGTCTACCTCAACCTCGATCCTGCCTTTGTCGTCGGCATCGCCGCGCACTGGATCGGGAACGGTAGTAATATTGTCGGACGTGTAGACTGTTTCCGGGCGCACACTCATTGTCGCGTTGACTGTCTTGCCGGCTGCATTCACAACCGTGGCTATGACCTTAGTCATATTACTATCACCTATTTCTAATAGTGAACTATATTTGTCGATTACAGGTCAACGCGAGTCGCACCAAGAGTAGCCACCGTAAACACGGTCCCCGGGAAAACACCGCCATCGTAATGCCAGTACGGGTCAACACCATAACTACCAGCCGTAGTATAAGCAACCCTGTGCGAGCCGGCCTCCACGGAAAGGCGCCACTGCATATGGTGCGTCATAAACGTGCGATTGTACTGAATCTCGGTCTGCCAAATACCCCGATTGTCAAGCTTGAACCCGAAGAAATACGAACCGACCGCCTTATCCTTCTCCTCCTCGGAATGATAATCCTCGTGCGCAATGCTCACGCACACGTCAAGCGAGAACTCCATAAGGCTCTTGATCGGCAGAGTAACAATACCGTCACCCCACGTGTAAGTAGCATGATCCGACGTCGAGCGGCCACGCCCGTTCGTATTATCACGATGCCTGTAAAGCACACCGCTAAAGCTGTTAGCCGGATTGATATTGAATGACCCGTCTCCAGCCTTGGAGCCGTCGGCAGTGTACAGAATGTCATCAATAATGAAAACGGCAGGGCGCGCTTTCGATACCGCACCGGACGGTGCAGCCGCCAACATAACCCGCGCCGCGGCCACGGACGCCGCCGGCATAACCCTGCCAGCGGAATCATCATACGCGTCCCAAGCCTCAATAAGATTATCGTCTACCGTGGGGACTACACCGCCGGTCCACCTAGTGTTAGGCATATTGTTTTCTCCTAAAAATATTGTTGCACAATCTTCAGTAGGTGAGCCAGCTAACCGTCATCTCGCCCCAATCCATAATTGTACCCTCGTCAATATTCTGATACGTATAAAGAGCAATCCTATCCCCGACGTTCAAACGCCTAACCCCGGTCACCTGCAGTGCAGTCCATAGACCATGGTTCAGCGCAGCATACATGTAAACGCCGTATTCATCATCGTTACTGCGAGAAACCTTCGTGCCACCAACATATCCCGCCCACGATGACCTGTACCATGTTGTGCCGTCTAGACGGTAGAGTCCGCTCTGCGGAATAATGATCTCAATACCGTCTACCTGCATTCCACCGCGAACAATTTTCTCCTGCGAACCCACGGGAACCTTCGTCCACTTATCTTTCACGGCCCACAATTGTGCGTTGCTTGTTGCCATGTGGGCGAAAGGCGGCTCTGTGAAAGTACGCCACGACGACGCGTGAGGCGCAGCTGACCCGGGCGGGTCATAGGACACGCCATTCGTATCCATAATAAGCTCGCCGCCCTGGCGATCAGTAATCTGTACTTTCGCCACGCCCTCATCGTCGCGGAAAACATGCAACCCAGAGGAGCGGCTCATCTTCCATGACACGTACATGGAATAAATGATTCCGAGCTGCATTCCCGGCGTGAAAACATCGTTCGTGCGGGCACTAATGTAGAAAGGCGTATCCGTGTCTTGGATCCACGCGCCGTCGGGGAGCGTGAAATCGAATCTTATCTTCTGCCCGGCCGTCGCCTGCTCGTCAACAGCAATAATTCTGTTCTTGCCGATATTGATTGTGAGAATCGCGCGGCCGTTCCACGATGGGGTGAAAAGAATATACCCCTCAACCTTGCCGACGCCTTCACCGGCGATACCGTATGTTTTCGGTTTCGCAACAGCAATGTCGTAGATTGCCATCTGCGCACCATCATTACGATTAGGACGATCCCTATCCGTCAGAACAAACCGCGTACCACCCTCGAGCTCCTCCACGGTCGCGATTTTAGGAGACCAAATAGACTCCCAGAACTCGTACTCGCTGCCGAGGCCAAATCTGATATTCTTCTCACCCGACGTCGGCTCAGTATCAACAAGCGAAAGTTCCCCACCAATGAGCCTGTTACCGATGAGGTCGCCGGTGACTTTGGCCGCGTTGAATGTGGCGTTTCCAGCGGTCAACATTTCCGTAGTGACAGACGCGAACGCAGCGATCTTCGCCCACAGCTCCCCAGACGCATAAATGTTACGGGCCGACACAGAACCGTCAGCGAGTGAAACATTTCCCACAGATGAGGGGACGAGAATGCTGCCGGCGACCATTGTTCTGGTCACCCACTGGGTGCCGTCCCAAATACGCACGTCAGTAATATGCCCAGCATTGTCAGTGACATACCAAATCAACCCTGTGACAGGATTCTCGGGCGCGGTCTGGGCCACTACGGGCGGACGGTTAGCTTCCGCAATCTGAACAGCTTTTTCCGCATCTTTCGCCGCCTTGTTCGCGGCACCTTCAGCCTTGTTAGCTCGGTCGCGAATGGCGTCGGCTTCTTTGAAGGCGCGTTCAGCGTCTTTCGCGGCCTGACTGAGCATTTTACCGGTGTGCCCGAGGTTCTCAACCTTCGCGCCAGAAGGCGGCTCGGCGATAGGGTCACTAATTTTGACTACACGGCCAGATGAATCGATAATGACGAGTACGCGGGCGCCTATCCACGTGGCAATACCATCTGATTCACCAACCGCGTGAGAGGTCGGATTGCTATAGGGTATACCGACCTCTACCCAGCCTGACGGGAGCGTGGAGTCTGTGGCGGACGTGCCGGTGATTTTCCCGTACGTCCATGATACTGAAGATTGCTGAACAATAACATTGTTATTGTTGCGCCCGCCACCGTTTCGTGGCGCCGTATCAAGCAATAGCGACGGTCTGACCATAATGCCCCGCTTATTCTCCCAGTACTTCTATGTCTACCCTCATTGTAGCGGACGGATCAGACAACGGGAGACTGTAAGCTGTGACGCGGCCCGCGATATGCTCACCCTGCTCGGTGATCGCACCGATAATGTCTCCGACCTCAATGCGAGCGTCTGGAATAATCGTCAAAGAACGGGAGGAGCGGGAAGAAATGTCCTGAATCATGTACGTGTCTGCGGCCTCGGATACTTCTCTCGCCGAGCTGGCGGCGCTGAATTCTTTGTGCGACGTAACCCACCCATAGCCGGCCGGATCATATGGCGGGTCAGTGATTTCGCGTTCTGCAGTCCATCGTTCCTCTTGTTCACCCTGAGCTCTCTGTTGTTTACTGCCAGTGACGTACCAACGGTTCGGGCGACGGCCGCCCGACCTCGGTGCGCGCGGGGCTTCCAAAAGAAAGCCAGACTCGTACGTGTAAATCTCGTCAGGCGCCGTCTTGTCACGAAGTTTGAAAATATGCAGCATCCCATCGGCTCCGCTACGAATACCGCAACCGCGCGATTCGACGAGCTTATAGATTGATTCGATCCGCGAATTACCCCACTGCGTAGTGCGAGGGATAGGTGCGTCCCATACGTCGTCCTCCAGTTTTACGCGCACATATTCCGCAAGCTCATTGGCCTCGGAGAGCAAGGTGGCGCCAGCGGCGGGGGAGGACGGCCACGGCCTCGGATTATCGGCAAGAATCTGCGTCAAATCCTTACAGGAAACGTTCACCTTTTCCTTCGACACGGACCATTCCATGTTGACGAATTCGCCGAGCGGAATCTCCCAATAATCTCCACGCCGATTCTCATAGAGTGCGGTGACCATGGATCGCTGCCCGAAATTATTGAGCGCGTCCAATGGCCATTCCGGAACCCAAGACATTGGACAAGAATAAGACAAAGCGCCAGGAACCTGACGATTCGTCGAGGACCACTCGACTTTCACCTCGGATGCGGGGATCCCTGTTTTGAGAACTTCGCCGCCCCGAATGATATCGATTCTTGCGCCGACGCTGAGGCCGTCTGAAAGGGCGGCCAACGTGGGGCCGTTTCTCATGGCATACCCGCAATCATTTTGCAAATCTCAATGTATGTGCGCGATTTCCAAACTTTGTCAACTTCGCGCCATTCACCCCAGGTGACGCATGGTGCGGCTCCCCAGCCTGCGTGAGGGCCGACAAGCATTGGGGAGTCCTCAGGGACTTCGTGCCATTTCACGTTCCACCGGATAATGCCGTCTCCTGTGATCCTGGCGCTGTCGACTTTGTCTACGGTGATGAATCGTGATGGTAGAACGTCAGCGGGGGCGCCGGGCGTGAGAATGAGAGGCTCGCGCTTCTGCAAGATTTCCCAAACATTGTTAACATGGGACGGGTCGTCTAGGACGAATTGTCCGCCTCCGGTGCGGGCTACTTCCAGCATCGGCCACCTGGCGATAAGTGAGTTATATCTCGAAATCGGGGAGGACCATTCTCTTTTATCCTGGGCCTCCTCCCAGATGAGGCCGGGCACGGTGCGCCCGTTGAGGCCGCTCACCATGCCGCGCCACCACTCCACCTCAGGGCGAGTCAGCGTGACCGAAGAGTCGCCCTGAGTGTATTTGATTGTAGTGCCCGGCACGGCGTATGCGTCTGAGAGGATCATTGTCACCGGCTCGGTGAGCTTGGGGCCCTCAAGCTCGCGAATCATTTTCGCCCTACCGGTGAGAGGTCTTTTGTCACGGGCCATCCCGGGCACGGCGAAAAGACGGTCCCCCGCGTAGACGGGTTCTTTGCCTGTGGCCATTATTGACGGCAGCCCCGTGTGTGTAGCAATCCATCCCGTGATCGGCATTATTTCGTGCTTTCCGTCATAATGGTTTTATCGGTTCATTCGGTCATAGTCTACTATGGCCGATGTTGCCTCTACCTGCATGCGGCCGACAAGATCATTGTCGACGTCTCGAATTTCGAGCACGTCAGGGCCGAGTGCGCGATTCTCCAGGAGGCTGATCAGCTTATCCATTTTCTCCCACTGAGCTGACGTGAAAACGGGCTCCGGGCGCCCAGTCTTATTCTCGATTGTTGAGAGGCCGGGCTGCAGGAATCCGCCATTATCGTAGCGAAGATTCCCCGCGGAAGGCCCACCATAGATCGGAACCTCACGCACGGGGATACCGAAGGTCGGAGCCTCGACCATCATCCCGTTACCGGAGGCGATAGCAACGTGGTGGGCCGGGTAACCCCAGAACAGGAGCGTACCGGGCACCATGGGATTACCGGGCGATGACATTGCCTGATATCCCGCCGCCGTGAGACGCGGCACGTGAATTCCCATTGCGTTGAGCGCCCAATAGACAAGACCAGAACAGTCAAGGCCGCCCCCCGGGGAGACGCCGCCCCAAACATACGGTGTACCGATAGCCCGTCGCGCTGTATTCACGAGGTCGCCCGCGGCGGCACCAATAGCACCGATTCCTCCACCGAATCCACTCACCACGGGCATGTGATCTTTAATCCAATCACCGAGCGCGTCAATGGTTTTATCAACGCCAGCCTTTCCGGCGTCAAAGAATGGCTTCGCCCCGTCACCACCCCACGAATCCAAAAGCTTATGAACCGGAGCCTTGATGACAGTCTCGACGGCTCCGATCGGGTCGGAGAAGATCGAGGATACTGCGTCAGCGGCGCCGGTGATCCAATTAAGAGCAGCGGACGCGCCTCTTTCTACCGTTGATTTGACAGGGTCCCAAATACCGCCGGGAGCGAATGCGGCATACCCCGCATCACCGCCAGGAATACGGTCCCCGTGTGCTGCGGCCCTGTTCATGGCATTCACCATTGCAGGCCCGCCGACCGCTTTCACCCATTCGGGTCGCATGATTGCTTCTCCGCCGGAAAGCGCGAGCCGGCCACCGCCATCGGGTGATACGAAATGATAAATGTCGCGGCCCGGAGAGTATCCGGGCAGGACACCACCTGACGCGTACCCGCCAATCGTAGGAGCCTCAGGAAGACGAAGATCAAGAGAAAGCTTCTCCATCATCCCGTTAACAAGTTTCCGCAACCCATTATTATAGACTGTGCCGATAACGAAGTTAACGGGCTTGGCGGCGGCTTCCTTGATTTTGTCCCACGCCGTCCTAACACCGTCTTTCATGGTGTTAGCGGCGGCCACGACCCTGTCCCAGGCGCTTGTAATTGCGGGGACGAGAGTGTTAGCAATCCAATCTTTAACGATTTGGATTTCGCCTTTCAGGATGTTCCACGCGGAGACGACCATGTTTTTCAGCCAGCTGGTCCACGAAACAACAGTATTCCAGGCAGCACTGATCGTGGTAGCTGCGCCTTGAATTACGGCGACCCCCATAGTGACCGCGGCGATGATGGACGCGAATACGAACGCAATGATCCCGCCCAGAATCTTCGCACCCGTAGAGATTATTTCCCAGGCCACGCTAATAACGGGTGCGGCGTAGGTTTGAATCCAATTCACGACGGGCTGCATAACGGCCCAAATACCGTTCCATGTCGCCGACAGGGAACCCCACATAATAGACGCTGTGTCTTTGATCGCGTTGAATGCTCCAACTACCCACGGCCACGCAATATTGTAGATCCAATCGACGACGGGCTGAATTGTGGCCCAAATACCGTTCCACGCCGCCGATATGGTGCCCCAAAGTGAGGAGGCGGTGTCTTTGATTGTGTTGAACGTGTCGACAACCCAGGGCCACGCCGTGTAGTAGATCCATTCGACTACAGGTTGCATGGCCGCTTGAATTGAGGTCCACGCGGCCTGAACCGTGCCCCAAAGGTTGGACGCCGCATCCTTGATCGTATTGAACGTGTCGACAACCCACGGCCACGCGGTATAGTAAATCCACTCTACTACCGGCTGCATTGCCGCCTGAATCGCAGCCCATGCGACCTGAATATTAGACCACATGTTAGCGGCCGTATCTTTAATCGCGTTGAACGCGCCCACGACCCAGGGCCAAACTGTGTTGTAAATCCAATCCGCAACGGGCTGAATTGCGGTCTGAATTGCAGTCCACGCGATCTGAATATCGGCCCACATCATACTGGCTGTGTCTTTAATCGCGTTGAACGCACCGACCACCATAGGCCAAATATCATTGTAGATTTGTGTGGCGACAGGCATGATTGCCGCCCAAATAGCGTCCCACGCCCACTGAATCGTAGACCAAAGCGCACTCACACCCCAGCTGATCGCATCCCATGCCGTAGTAAGATACAAGGCGGCAACATTGACGATCCAATCAACGACGGGACGAATTATGTCGCTGATCCCCTGCCAGGCTGCGACCATCCCGTTCCAGACGATCATCGCGCCCGCAGAAATACCATCCCAGGCCGCCTGAAGGTTGGGCCACGCAGTATTTACGATCCAATCAACGACGGCCTGAATGACGGGCTGCATTCCCTGCCATGCGCCGACGATTCCGTTCCATACCCATTGAGCACCGGCCACGATCCCATCCCATGCCGCCTGGAGTGCGGGCCATGCGGTGCCGACGATCCAGTCAATGACCGCCTGAATAATGGGTTGCATTCCTTGCCAGACGGATACCATGACGCCCCACATCCACTGGGCGCCCGCCACGATTCCATCCCAGGCGACTTGCATGAGAGGCCATACGTTAGCGGCGAACCAATCGGCGACCGCGCCGGCGGCAGTTTTGATTGCTTCCCAACAAGAAATGACGACATTCCGGAATGTTTCGGAGTTCTGCCATGCCACAATAATTGCCGCAACCAATGCTGCGATAGCGATCACAACAAGGCCAATTGGGTTGGCGTCCATTGCGGCGTTGAATGCCCACTGCGCCGCGGTCGAGGCGATTGTCGCCGTCTTGTGGAGGACCATCATTGCCGTAGCCCTACCCCACGCGACCGCCTGCATCGTGATCTGCGTCGTTGCGCGCGCGATATTCGACAGGAATTCGCCGGCGTACATGAGGTTGAGCTGCGCGGTCTCAACTACGTCTCTAACCTTCGCCACGGTCATTGCGTTAATGGCCGTGGTAACGCGCCCTGCGACTCCGGCTACGCCTTCCATGTCGTTCAGCCATTGCTGCATTGAGGACATGACCATGACGGCTTTCCATGCCGTAAACGCAGCTGCAATACTGTAAACCGCCACCTTGCTGTTGAGAATAGCGACGGTCAAGTTTTCCATGAATTGAACGAGGCTACTGTTCGCGATGGTGCTGAGAGCAGTAGCGATGCCGGGGACGAGCGTCCCGACAATGAATTTGCCGAGCTCGACGAAACTGTTGCGCACATTGGTGATATATGAGATAATTCCGGAGTCTTTGTCGAATCCGAAAATCGTCCCAGTGAAATCACCGGACAGAAGCAAATCTTTAAGATTCTTCAGCGACGGGACGAGTGTCTTGTTGATCCATTCCCCGGCAGCGGAGGCAGCGTCACGCATGCGGAAAAGAAAATCAACAAAGCTCGAGTCTTCCTCGAATGAGAAGATCGGGCCGGTGAAATCACCCTTGCGGATAACGTTGAAAGCATTCGTAATACTGGGAATGAACGAATTGCTCACCCAGTTGAATACTTTTTCAAACCCTTTGCTCATGGCGTCAAGAGATGCGGTGATCCACGGGAGTGCTTTTTCGGCGATTTCCTGCGCCCCGGTCACAAGGGTTGCTTTGAAATTTCCCCAGGCACCTTCCAGGGTTTTGGTAGATGTGGCCGCCTCAATGGCCACGTCCTCCATACCGAGGTCGAGGATTGCTTGGTTGAATTCCTCAGCGGTGATCTCACCCTTTTCCATGGCTTCCCGGAAATTGCCTGTGTAGGCGCCATTCTTTTTCATGGCTTCCTGCAATTTACCGGACGCGCCAGGAATGGCGTCGGAAAGCTGGTTCCAGTTCTCGGTGGTGAGTTTTCCGGCGCCCGCGGTCTGCGTCATGACGAGGCCGACAGTTTTGAACGTTTGCGCATTTCCGCCCGCAACGGCGTTCAGGTTACCCGCGGCCTCGGCGAGCTTATCGTATCCCTTTACGCCGTTGGATGCGAGCTGCGCGGTGATTGACTGAATATCGTCGAGCTCGTAAATCGTGCGGTCTGCGTAGGAGCGTGTGCTTTTTGTGAGTGCGTTGATTTCGTCCGCACTTTTACCGGCGAATGCGAGCGTTTGCTTGAATTTGATTGTGGCGTCGGCGGCGTTGAATGCTTCTTTTGCGACGCCGCCGAACGCGACTGCAATGCCGCCAATTGCGAGTCCTCCGAGCGCAGCGCCGGCAACTTTCGCCACCGTTTTGAACGCACCACCCAAACCGGACGTGATCTTTCTCTCAGCCGGCCCGGTATCAACGTTACCGATTTCACTATTGATACTTCGGGCGAGGCCTCGCACGGACGGGCTGATCTGAATCCATGCGGTCCCGAGATCATATCCGGCCATTGATACCTCTCCGAAATCAAGTGTAGCGAAAATGGTTCACGCCAAACAAACAATTTTTCGCGTTTGTCTTGGCGTGAACCATTTTACACTATCCGATAGAAGCGCGGGTTCAGCTACCGTATCGTGCTAGCCATTTCTCACCCTTGGCCTTCTGTGCCTTAGCGTGTTTGCTTGACACCCTTGGGTTGCCGGTTTCCCGGTATCCTTCGGCCGGAGGTTTCGGCGTTTCAGGCCACTTGTCTTTCTTGACACCATTGACGGCAAGCAATGTGGTCTGGATATTGTGTGCTGACATTATTGTGGCGGCTACTTCGTCGGACCAGTATCTGTCTCCGCCTCGCGCCCTATCGAATGTTGACCCGGGCGGGAGGCCGCCGATGAGTGCCATTACCCGCCTTGGGGTTATTCTGCCTCGATATAGATCGAGAAGATCTGTATTGTAATATCGTTGCAGATCAGCTTCTATCTCCCACCCATACTCGCGGAGTAGTGGCGGGAGAATCGTCAGTTTCCCGCGCCCACCTCGGACACGATTGACTGCATAAAGTCGGTCACCGCGTCAATCGGAACACGACCATTCTCGTCCTCCAGAGCAGAGTAGACCTCATCCTTATGATCGCCTACAATGAGACGAAAAAGCGGGAACGGGTTACCGGCGTCGAGGGCCTCGAATGCACGAAAGTCCTCCAGCGCCTCCGGAGGAATATCGAACTCAATACCCTCATAGTCCACGTGGATGGGATCACGCGTAGCCTCAGCCTTGGCGAGCCTGTCAGCCGGCGCCTTAGCTCCGGCGGCCTTCGCCTTGTTCTTCGTATCCTTGTCAGACATAATGGGTTGTCCTCAAAATTTGTTTTACAAAAGTGGTGGGTTGTGTTTGTTTTGGATCTTCCCCGCTATTCCGCGACAACCCATCCGAAACACGAAATAGCGGGGAAGAATTGATTATCAGGCCGGGAACAGCGCCTTGTGGTCGGAGTAGATAATGTAGTCGCCCAGCACGGAGAGGTTATACTCGTAGCCGGTGATTTCGGCCTGCTGGAAAGTGATCTCTCCGCGCTCACCGAGCTCCAGACGCGGGAAAACAATACGAATCTGCGCACCCACGCCGGAAACGTCGAAGAAGTCGGCGACACCACAGAGAAGCTTGACCTTACGGGACGACTTAGCGGTGATCTTCACACCCTTGGTGGCGCCACCGTCCTCGACCTTCTCGCTGGTAGCGTCAAGATACCAGGAGAGCGGAGCGAGCATGGTCTCCAGGAGAGTGGCGCTGAAAGTTGTCTCCGAGGAGTCGAGGAATGTCTTGACGACGCCGTGGCCCTGGTGACCCTTAATCTTGGTGACGGAGTCGTCGGAGGTGAGCTTGAATCCATCCTCGCTAATCCACCCAACGTTAGTGAGACCGGTCACGCCGGAGAGGTCCTGGGTGAGTGACGTGACCTTCTCGCCGAACTTTTCGACGTAGTCGCCCAGCCAGAGCGCGTCATTGTCGGACGAGAAAATGAGTGCATTGTCAGCGTTAACAGCCATTATTTTGTTTCACCTGTGTGCTGTAATTGTTAATGTTGCAGTCGCCCTCGCCTGAGACGTGTCCGGATCGGGCATTTCTATCGGATAGGATGATTGTACCATCACTATACCATCCTGATAGTTCGGCATTGTGTGCGCCACATTCACAGCCTCACACGCGATTTTCATGGCCTCACCCGACGACTGTGCATAGGCGTCGATCGTTTCCAGCGCGGTGCAGAGCGCTTTCTGCGTGACACCGGTACCGCCTGTTGAGAGGACTCGGATGAATGCGGCGGGACGATCCGGGGATTCGGGTCTGCGGGCCACGACCGGCACGCTCATGTGTGCGGACAGGAAATCCATGAGCCTCTTTTTTATGTCCGGCACTACGGGGGCACGATCGTATGTTGGGCTCATTTTCCGCCACCCATTGTGGCGCCGATCGCACGTTCCAACGTGTGCTCTCTCATTTGTTTGCGCATTGCGGCGATGGTGCGTGCCCTGACGTATCCGCGGGTACGATTTCCGTGCGTCGTCTCACCTTCGAACCCGCGGCCGGCAGCGTTGGCTACGCGCCCCGTCTCAAGCGCCACGGTTCGGGCTACGTCAGGGCCGCGCAGAAGATCGGCGACACCGTCCCTGTTGAGCTGGAATTTTACTTTCGGCATTATTCGCTCACCTTGTCTTCGTTGGCGCGAATCTGCACGACCGTCCCCTTAGGGTATGGGGAGGGGCGGCCCATGACACGGTATTCTATGCCGTCTACAATGAGATGATCTTCTGCGGTCACGTCGATTGTGGTATTCCGCCAATAAAGGGCGGCGGGCACAGTGACGGGCATTGCCCCAGCACTGATCGGCTCAGTAGACGTGGCCGGCGCAAACACGGCAGGCGGCAAGGAAACGTTCTCCCACTGCCCCGGCACTGGATTCCCATACTGGTCCTTTGACGCGGGGCCTCGCCTACGCCGCGTGACGGGCACGTATCCGGACAGCATTACGGTTCCTGTCCGCTGATCGCGTTAATGTCTTCGATCAGCTGATCCGTAGCGGATCGCACATTATAATCCTGCAGGAGGTCTACCTCGAACGCGCCGCCGGAGCCTCCGAGGGCGTCCTTTTCCTCCCGTTTCAGGTAGAGGCCACCCTCGGGATTCTGATACGTGAACTGGTCGCTGAACGGACCGGTCGTGTGTGATTCTGACGCGATAATCCCGTGCGGCTCGGAGTAGATTCCGCCACCACTGTCTGTGACGCCGCCGATAGCATCTCCGCCCTGCATTGCACGGCGCACCACAGCACACGCTACACGCTTTCGTGTGCGAGGCGTGGCGGATTCCCAGCGGGGGCATTTCGACACGATGAGATCGGTTGCGTCGGCGAGGAGTACGTCGGCGCGAATACGCTCATTGTCTGAGAGTGCCCGCCACCGAGCTTCCAGGTCTTCGACCGTGGCGAACGGAATAATATCGTCGGGAATCACTTTACCGTCTTCCTGGGACGGCCTCGTCCCCGACGAGGGGCAGGCGCCGGCGAGGCAGTACGAGAGGAGGAAGAGGAGGAGGTGGGCTCGCCTGCCCCGCCGGCGTCATCATTCTCAGAGTCGATCTCAGTGTATTCGTCTCCGAGCGCCACATTATGGTCGTCTGCGAGATGGACAACAATGTCGTGGTCTCGATGCTTGTAGGATCGCATTTCCGGAATCGCCCCTGAGAAAAATTTTGTTTTGGATGGGTCGTGTTTGTTTACGGCGATTTTATCAGGCGCCGGCCTTGGTCTTAATCGTCGCGAACTTGTCCGGAAAAACATACCAGGCGTACAGAATCTCGAGACGCAGAGCAATCTGGTTGCGGCGCTTCAGGTCGCCCTGACCGTCCGGGTCGCCGAAACGGATGATCTCGAGCGGCAGGGACCGCTGAATTCCCCAGCGAATGCCGTCGACGAAGTCGCCGACAATGCCCTCGACATTGGTGGCGGCGGTCGCCTCGGGCTTGCCGGCAACGGTGTTTCCAGCGGCAGCCGGAAGGCCCATGAAGTTGTCAATGTCGACGCCGAGGCCGATCTGCGGGTAACGCGGCGTACCCGACGGGGAACCGTCAGCATTCTTAGTCTGGAGACTACCGAGCGCCCAAACGGCGGACGGGGCGAGCGCAAGACCAGTCGGAGTAATAGGCGCGGCGTTATCGTTAATGAGCAGACCGGCGGCCTGACGGATCGCCTGGTCCATCTCCGTAGTGCCGACCTCGACATTCTTAGTGGTGGAGGTCAGGTAGTTGGTCCACGCGTCAATAACGGCGCCAGTCAGCGGGTTAACACGGTGGTAAAGGCCGAGGTCGAGGGCGCGGGAAAGTGCCTCACTACCCTTCTGCGCGAGCTGGTTGAGGACGTCCAGCTGATAGTCCTCGTCGGCCCACTGGACCTCCTCGTTGAATCGCATAGTGACCTGAGCCTTGTGAGGCTTAGCGGTCACGTAACCGAATTCACCGGACGTGGGTGCCTTTTCGGCGCCCTCGTCGACGAACTCGGCGCGCGGGAAATTATCGAAAGTGATAATGTCCACGTCGCCGAAGGTCATGGGGATTCCGCCGTTGAGCTTGGCGACGGTGGAGAGGGTCTGGGTGCGAGTGATGATCCCGTCGGCGATCTGCCGAGGCATGAGGACCTTCGCCTTGCCTGAATCAAACACGGCCATTTTAGTTGGTTTCCGTTTCTTTCTAGTGTTTTACTTTTTAGTAAAGCGGCTGTACTTGTGTCAGTCGCCGGCGAAAACGTTCCGAGCGAACTCCGCAAGATTGCCGCCGTCGTTGTTGGGCGTGGCCCCGGCCTGGGGAACCACGGGGGCAACGGACGGTTTAGCGTCGTGGAGTGCCTTTGCGATTGCGGCAGCATGAGCGTTGATTTCGTCCTCGGTTGTTCCTCGGATAAGATCGGCGCTGATGCCGTGCTCGGCGGCGGCGTTGGCGGACCATTCGCGGACTTTGGCGGCGGTTTCGAAGTCCGCAACTTTGGCTTTTAGGGCCTCAATTGTGGCGTCCTTGTCGCCGATTGCCTTGGCGAGCTCGTCTCGCTCGTTGGCGGCGCGCCTGTTTTCTTTGGCGCGATTCTCCCACTTCCGGGATTCGCTCTTCCAGTCGATTTCAGGCTTACTAACGGCATTGTCCCCGTTCGTGGTGGCGTTACCGTCGTTAGTGGCGCTGTTGTCGGCTGGCGTGTCGCTTGCGGCATTATCGCTCATTGGCGTTTCCTATATTTTGACCGTGCGGTTATTGTGATGTTTCAGGCAACTATTCTGGGCTTTGCAGCCGTCCTCGTGGCCTTTGTTTATGCATTGTAGCACAATCATCCAATTGGCTTTGTGCGCCATTCTGCGAGCTCTTCCTGGTGTGTGTCTATCCATGATGAGACGAGTTCACGGTGGCGTTTGCGCCCTTTGTCAGTTTTGTGTCTGGCTGCGAGCGCGTACGCTTTCGCGGGAACTTCACGTGCTGTCGGGTCCCATGCGGGGACTGCGACGCATTTGCAATTGTCGTGCGCCCCGAATGATGCGGTCCCCTGCGACCGGTAGTAGCATTCGTTCATTGTGAGCATGACGCAGAAATTGCAGGCTTGCGGGTTGCGTGTTCGTCTTTCCCAGCCCATTGCTTCCGGGTCGGCCCATGTCATGTCTGCTATTTGTGAGCGGGCGCCGTCGCTGACGTATCGGATGAGCGCCCCGGTCAAATAGGATAGGGCATTGTCGGGGGTTCCGGCGTATAGTGCTCCGGCACTGAATCTGACACTGTCGTCTATTTCATCCTGTGGTGTGAGCGGTGTTTGTACCGTGGGGGCATCGCCGGGGATATCCTGATCTAGGCGCATGTCGCGGTACCATTCGTCGGCGATTGCAGCGGCCGCGCTACCGTATTGGTCGACGAGGGCGGGCATGATTTCGAGCAGAAAATCGCGGGCTTGTTCGGGGCGTTGCCTAGCGGCATGCGCCCAGAGCGCGTGTAGATCATTTTGGGCGAGCGTGGTGAGTGAGTCTATTGCTCGCCCATACGCTCCGATTTCTGCGGTTGACAGCATAATGGTGTTAGCTTATTGGTGTTTTGGTGCCGCCGGGCAATTTAATGTTGCGCTTAACCCGATTCCTTGTATTGGGCGTGTTATTAAGGCCCAGGTTGCTACCATTGCCGTTACTGCCGTTATTGTTACCGGTTCTGTTGACGTTGTCATCGCCGTCAGTGTTAGTCGCATCGGCGTTCTCACCGTTCTCACCATTCTCGTCCACAGAGTTCTCGTTATTCGTGGCGGCGAGAGCACGGTCCAGCAGCGAAACCGCATTCTTCTTACGATTCTCGGCGTTAATGTCTGCGAGATCGTCCTCAGTAAGTCCAGCACGCCGCATGAGAGTCTGCGACTCCTGCAACGAAGGAAACGCACTAACCATTTTGACCGCGAAATCGGCGGCAGACGACGGCGAGGAATAGCGGGCGGGGGTCCACTTCACCGAGGTCTTCCATGACTCCTGCGGCGGCTCGTCGAGTTTGTCCCGTACCATAATGATGTTCTGCAGTGTACGTCGCAATGGTGCACTGAAAATGCGCCATTGGTACTCGGCTTCGTCCGCGAGCGCTGCCTCAGCCGCCTGCATTGCCTCAGCCGAGGCGGGGTTCTCCGCAAATACCCCGATCGCGGACTGAGGAAGATTTGTGGCCGCACACAAATTCTGCGCCAACTGGCGGTACATTTCCAGGTGAGGGCTCATTGTCATTTGCGAGAATTGCCCAACCGACGGAATGTCGCCGTTCTCGTTAGGCTCCAAAACTTGGACGCGGGCCATGATTGCGGACCACCTGTCCTGGCCGGCGAAATCTGCTCTTTCCGCACCGAGCACGTAACGCTGCGGCGAGGAGAAGAACTCGGCGGAGGTTTCTGCACGGACCATTGTCCTCACCGCCGCGTCCGTGAGATAACGCACTTCACGGGTGATTCGTGAATGCCCCAACGGCCGGTTAAGCTGCGGGTCGTAGCAGAGTGCTTCGACGAAAATGCGGTTGGGCGTGTCTCCGAGCTTTTCGGCCTTCCAGCCGCCGCCGTTCTCTTTTGCGTCGATTCGCCAAATGGCGGTGGGGGTGTGCATGATGGCGCCGGCCGGCTGCCCGTATTTGTCAGTCTGATCGATTGTGAGGGCAGCCTCGATTATGCGGCGCCTAGTGTCCCAGAGCGCGGCGGACCATTCCGCGTCACGCGCCTGCACGACCACGGGAGGCTCACCAATAGTCTCATCCCCCCGCGTTACTGTGAGCAGCGAAAAAGAATGCTTGTACGCGGACGTTATTGCCTGCGCAAGATCAAGGTCGTAGTTATTCGCGGACAGTATTTCGTTGGCTTCGAAAGCGTCGGGTGCCCCGTTCAGGGAGTAGCCCTCGAACACATGCCTCCTGGCGAGCATGGTGACGACTTTCTGAGGCCATCCCAACGCGGCTTTGGTGCGCGTCATTTGCGGCGGAATACTGATACCCAAATCCTGGAAAGCGCGGTGGCCGTCATAATAGACGGAAAGCAGCTTGTTCTTGTTCGAGTGCTGCTGCCATTTCTGCCACAGTTGCAGGAATGTTACCTTGTCTTCGTCGGGGAGTCCGGAAATGCGTGTGGGTGCCGGCGTAGCGTTAACGAGTCGTCCGTCGTCAGGGTAAATTTCAGTCATAGGAACAGCACTCCGCCGCCACGATCATTATTACTATTGGCGTTCTCGATTTTATCATAAGGCTTGTAACGGGGTCGTCTTTTTGTTGTGCGTGCGGCCCACATTGCGAGCGTGCATGCTTCTAGGCCGGCTACGGTGGCGCCTGGCGGGGCTTGTAGTGCCCAGCCTCCGGATGTTCCGATTGGGCGCGGTGTCGCAGATGCGGCCTCGGTTCTCAGTTGCATGTCGTCCAGGTGTGTGATCGTGTTTTCGCGTAGTGAGGCGTCTAGCATGCTGTAGGCGTCGATGATTTGCGTGATCGTGGGTGTGATTATGACTTGCGGGCGTACTCCGATAGCGCGTAGCCTTTCGATTGTGTCGCCTGCACCGTATTTTCCGTCTACGATGATTTGCGCCCACCTGTCTTTTGTGTCCGCAATGTAGTCGATAATCCATTGGGTGCCTTCGTTCATGCGGCGGACGCCTTGGTGTGTGCATAGTTCGACGTGTGTGGGCGTGTTCGCCTTGTGTCCCGCTCTGGCTAGGGCGCAGGTTGATCCGTCGGGTGCGAACCTGATTGCGGCGCACCATCGCATACTAGTGGGGGTGTTTTCTGGCCGTATTGTGGCGGTGTTCCAGGCGACTGGGTCGATTGCGAGCCTATCATTGGCGCGGTCCCATATTCCGAGGCCTTCGCGTCGGAATGATTCTTCTCCGAGCTGCCGGCGCATTCTTAGAATGGCGGACTCGGGTGTGCGGCGCGGGTATGATGGGTTTGCTTTTTCCCATTGTTTCCTGTCGTCGCTGTTAGCGTCATAATCGGCGGCTAGTTCTAGGTAGAGGCCGTCTTTTATTTCGCCTTGCAGAGCGAGGTTGCGGAATTCGCTGAACGCTTCTGATGGGTCTTTTGGTTTTGGTGGTGTTCCGATTTTGATGATGAGTGGGTCGGGCGCCGTGTTTGTGGCGGGGATCATGTCGTCTAGTGCGGCGGCGCCGAGGATCTGGGCTTCATCGAAGAGGATCATGTCTACGCCGTGGAATCCTCGTCCGAATCCGCCTTCTCGGGCGCCGAACAGGATTCGTGATCCATTGTTGAAGAGGATGGCCTGTTGTCCGTTTGCTTGCCGTATTTTCTGGACATATGGGGCGATTTCGGGGATTTGTGCCATTCCTTTCATATCGTTGAATGTTTCGTCTGCGGTGCGTGTGCGGTGTGCGGTCCAGAGTACGAAGTAGTTTGGGTGGATGGTGGCGAGTGCGAATGTGAGTCCGCCGATTGTGTATGTTTTGCCGACCTGTCTTGGGATGCTGGCTTGGATTCCGTCGATGCTGGCGGCGTAGTGGCCGTCGTTTCTTTTTGCGAGGATTGCTTTGAGCCAGTCTTGTTGCCAAACGTCGAGGGGGTATTGCATTTCTTGGAGGCGGCGTTGGACTGGCGGCCAGGCGGTGTGTGTGATGTTTTCTGGGAGGGTGAGGTGGGCGGCGATTTCGCTGAGGTGTTTTTCGCTCATCAGATGCCGTCCCAGGTTTGTGTTTCGTTTGGAATGTCGGTGGTGTCGGGGGGTGTGTTTTCGTTTTGTGTGGTGGCGAGTTGGTCTGTGATTTGTATGAGTTGCGCGGTGAGTTTTGTGAGTGCTGTGTCGCCTGTTCGTGGGTCGTCTATGACGGTGGCGATTTTGTGTGCGAGTGCTTGGCGTATGAGGGTTGGGTTGCCTGTGTTTGTGGCGTCGGTGATGGGGGCGGGGCTGTTGGGTTCGTATACGGTGATTGTGGTGTTTGTGTGGGTTGTCATGTCTTCTATTATATGCTGTGATGTGGGTCATGTTCCTAGAGGGTTTTCCACAAGGTGGAGAGTTTTCCACAGGGTTATCCACAGGCCGTCCAAGTTTTCCACAGGGTTTTCCACAGGTTTGGGAGTTTTCCACATGACGGCGGTCACATTGTGATCTGGGTTACTGGAGTTATCCACAGGGTTTTCCACAAGCAGGGAGGGACGGGCA